TTCGGCTGATTTGTTGGCTAGGGCTTGAATAGTTGCGGCTTTATTGAAATAGTCCTTAAAACTCATATCCTAATTATTCTTCAACTCTAAATTTGAATGCTTGGGGTTGCTCCTGCCATGCTCCTATACTATCATTATAATAAGATAATTTAAGTTCATACATATAGCCGCCTTCGAGCAGCGACATGTCGAGATCGAAATAGTTTCCGTCTTTATCATACGAAAGATAGGTGCTCTTATCGGATCCTGTTCCATATGCAATCGCCGGGTAGTTATCTGTTACTCGATTAATGGCGTAAGAAGCGCTTGTAATAATTTCAGTGGGATTATTGGCTGTGGCTTTTACATAAATGGTGGGATTCCAGTTCTTGCTGCGTACGAAAAACCTAAATCGTGAAGTGTCTGATCTAGAGTAGGACTTCCTGAGGTTGGTGCAAGAGGTAACTCTATCAAAGGTGGGAGCAACATCATATGTGGGCATAAGCTCCGGATAAATAGACCCGGTAAAAAATTGGGTGCCCGCGCCATCGTGCCATACATCATGCACCGCTAGGAGCGGCGTGGCCGCGGCTGTTAGCGCCATTGAGGCTGAATATACCCCGGGGCTAACATATGCCCCAGTGACATTAAGATCTGCGCCAGCAACAACTCCGCCACCCGCGGCAAGCTCAAGGCGCGAGCCAGTAGGGGCCGCGGCAGAGCTTGAATAAAACGAAACATAGATAGGGTTGGTGCCAATTGAAGGAATATTAACCAAGCGCCCACGAACATAGTTATAAAAGTAGAGAGTGTTTAAATTGTCTGCAGCTGGGGCGAGAGAGCTAGAGTAATAAAAGTTTTCTCTGTTATCTTCTATTCGAGAGTCCCAGCGCGCTTCGAGGACCGGGCGCTTATAAAAGTATTCACTTGATCGAGAAAAGAACTTCTTGGTATAATAAGACTGGACTGCACCTTGAGGGTTCTGAATTGACACATCGGTATTCACTCCCGTAGAGCTGGAGAAATATCCTTCTTGGCTGGCCGTGAGATGTACGCCGAATCCATAGTTCTTTATGACGCCAATTCCTGCCGGCGTATCAAGGTATTTAACCCACTCTTCTACAACATGACTAACATCTAACTCTAGATCTTCATACCCAAGCGGGAAGGACACATTATAATTGGAAGCAGTCAGATAGTCGCCCCCGATAGTGGACCAGGGAGTGCCGCTTGAGGCATTAATCCAGTTTGCAGACCCAAGGTCTTGGTACTCATCCATGTCGAGTCCGCTGCCTTCGGTCCAAGAGCGAGACACCGGAACCACCATTAGATTAAAATCTTGGGGAAGCGTAAAGGGGGTCTCGGCATTCTGCAGCTTAAGATAAAAAGAAACACTTCCGGATGCCGGAATCTTGCCGGCTGTGCGTTGGGTTTTGATGGTTCGCACAGGGAACTGGACCAACATTCGTGACAGTTCTTGTGTCTGGCCGGTAGCGGAACCCGAGGATTGTCCATAAATGGAAAAAACCTCCATGGAGTCCGCATAGCCCATGTTGGAGCCCGTGCCTCTGGTGCTCAGTCCGGCCTCAAATGCATTTGTTATGGTAGTATCGGCGCTAGCCGTGTACCTCGCGATAGCCATTATCTCACAGTCCCTTGAATATCTACATTAGGAAACTTAAGCTCAAATACCATAGTTTCGGAAGCCATAATCCGACTTCCGTTAGCGGACAGGTTGCTCTGAAAGTCGTAGTTGCTTTCCGAATAGTTGCCGCCCTGCTTCTCGACGATCTGGACGTCATAAACATCCACCACTCCGGGTACCTTCATTAGCTCCCTGTACACATCAGTTATTAGAATGGACTCCCCAATATCGAAGGGGCGTGATGAATAGTATGCAGACAGTTGACTGTTCGCGCGGCTGATTACCGTATAGCGGCTTGCATTAGGCTCTAGAGTTACTTGATACTTTATCCCAAAGTTAACAATTTCAGCATCTAGAATGTCCACTGTATCGTTAATCATCTTATACTGCATAATCCAGTTTTTGATGTTATTCTTTAGAGTTGAGTTCGCAGCAATAAGTTTGCCGCTAGTGTTTGTAGAGATAACATACATATTAAGATTTCTCTTGAACTCATCAAAGTCTCTAACGATGGCTGCACGATGGATAGCACCAAATTTTCCAGGCATCCCATATACTATTGCCTGATAATCCTGAGCTGTGACTGCCCGGTTTTGTGTGGCAAAGTATGCTTGTGTGCGCTTTTTGATCTCCTCAGAGGAGGGGAGATTCACGTTTCCAACAAACGCAGTTTCATTGGTTACTTCCATTGAAGACATGGTTGTGGAACGAATCGAGGAAACCAGAGCACCCTCATTGGGAAACTTAAAAATAGGTGAGGTTACTCTTGTAATACTATTAACTGCCGCGTTAGCATCGCGGGTAGTGTTCACCCGGTAAGTAATTCTTAAACGAGTGTTTGACGGCGCAATACCAAACTTGTCAGTGCTAATAAGCTGAGTGGGGTCGAAGTCTAGCTCCGTAATATAATTGCGACCATTCAAGTCTAGCATCAGATGTGTGGGGTCCATAACGGGGTCGCTAAGCAATTCCGAGTCGGAGCCGTATCCAAACTGAAGATATGATTGGGTGCTTGTCTGTTCCAACACAAAGCGGCGAGCTACAGGAACGGCCTTCAAAATACTAGGTACGGACGAACGGTTAGCATCTGAATTGCGGACTGCTTTATAAATAATATTCTGCGAAAGGTTATCTACTTGATAATACTCATGACCCTCTGAGTCTACCACCGAGAGGATCTCCGTCACATTCGGACTATTCAATGGAATTTGCAGAAATCTCTGAAAGTCTGAGACTGTTGTTTCCTGAACTGCCGACTGCCCCGATATGGCGCGCCCTAACGCACGAATAATATAGGTAGTCGCAGCGCCTGTATTGGCGTCCGCAGTGCCTACCACCACTTGATTAGAGATGGCACCAAAGTTCACATCTTCTAATAGAGTATATCCTCCGCCCCCAGTAGAGCTGCAAGCAGTACCGGCGCGAAGGACGGGGGCATAATTTAGGTCAGGTCCTCCTCCTGATCCCGCAGCCGGGACGCTTATATAAAACGTAAGGGTGCCAAAAGAAGCAGGGCTGGCGGGGAGCCGAAATCCAAACTGCCGGGCGTGGCGAACTACATTACTGTATTCAATCGCCGAATCAAGGAAACTCTCGTTTGCTTGGTAGTCTGTGTAGAAGGAGAGGATATCTCCAACGTAAGAAACAGTGTCCAGCATCAAAGACCCGAAGGAGGCTTCAGAGAAGTCCTTGTATGTGTCGGGGTAATACTGTTTCGCGTAATTTAAGAGATCATTCCTAATCGAAGAAAAATCGCGGCTCGTGTAATCTATTGCTGGTAGTTTCTTTGCCATGGCGTAAAGGTCCGTTATTAATTAGTTATCAAAATCAATTTGAATCGATGTAGAAGTCCCTAAAGGAACAATTGTAAAATGTATTTGTATATTTAATTGGTGGGGGAACAGATCAGGATTGTTTTCAGGTGCCGTAAAATCAATCTTGTTAAGTTGGATAAAATCCATATATGTTTTTGTCTGAGTTAAAATTCGATTGTTTATCTCCGCATGAAGGTCTGTCCCATCCATCTCAAACATATATCTTTTAAGTCCCACCCCAAAATCTGGATTCATTATTCTTTCTCCCGGAACGGTAAGCAAGAGCATCTTAAAATTTTGTTTTACCAGCTCTACATAACTGGTTATCATTCCATAGGGTCCGAAGGTGTCGTCAAGGCGCAAGGGTAGGCGGGGTGCTAAAGCAGATGGCATAGTATTTTTTCCTCTCTATAATTAACACTCACTTGAACTTTCTCCATCAGAAACATTTTGAGTTCCAGCTTCATCGTCCGGAGTAAGAGCATCTTCCAACTCATTCTTAAGAAGCATCAGAAGAAGGTAGACGATTCCAAAGGGACCGGGGGGCAGCATAAGGAGCCCCAAGAAGGTGCCCGTAAAGTCTACACCCTTGACAGTAATCCTGGGGTAGAAGTTGTCTCTTATTTCATCGGGTATCGTATTTCTGGGATCTCGTGGGTCCTTGTCGCCCTGCACATATGTGAGCCCATCCCACGTGGGCGCTCCTGGAATATTGTGGGGGGATGAAAACGGTACCACAGGAGGGTTGCCAATAAAGATGGCGCCCGCCTCGCCAAGGGGACCTTCGCCCAGGAAGTTGGCAGAATCTAGAGACAAAGGGGGCGGATAGGGCTCATCCGAGTCGACCGGCGTTGTAGAGAGTACATAACCTTGCCCGGCGGCCTTCATAGCAATTTGAAGCATACAGAACAACAGTTTCAAGACCCCCTCACCAGAGATAGCCGGGGCGATGCCGCCAGGAGAATTGCCTTCTTCATCCGGTGGGGGACCATTCTTTAGAGCCTCAATTGGCGGGGCTGCATCGATAGCTTTTGCCGCCTGGGCGAATGCAAACCCGGTTATGTCGCGGATGATCTTAGAAAGCGCAACGTGGGGATCCAACAGCTCCGAGAGTCCCTTGAGAATATTAATCGGTGTCTCGATGAGCATCTTCAAGATAAAGTCGATGGCCGACTGATTAAGTCCCGCAAATGGATCGTCTGAGTTCTGACGGTTTGCGGCTTGGGCCTGCGGACTAAGTGCAGTGGAGGCTGCGGTAGCGTTCTCGTTCAATACGGAGTCCACAAAGATTTGGATACATCTTTGTTTGGGTCCCCCAAGGAGGTGTTGCATTTTGGGGAAGAAACTGGTTGTTAAGTAGAAATTGTGAATAATAGGAACCATAGTAATCAAAGTTCGATTAAATGCTTTGTCAAAATAGTTTTGAAATACTGGGTCTGCGACGATTAATGCTAGCTCGCTCGCGGAAACGGACTCATTGTAGGAGTCCAGTTGCGTTTTAAGGACAGGAATCTCGGCCTGAATATAGCCTTTGCGAGAGGGAATGTTCCCTTTCGTGGGAAGATCGCCAAGAACATATCGAAGTGCCGTATCCGAGGTGCTGATGCCAGAGCCGGGGCCCAGCGGAAGAGCGCTGTTTAGGCGATCTATAATCACACGGCGCAGAGATAAGCCGTTCCCCAAGTCACATCGATGACGCTTAGATAATGCGCCCTCAGCCAAGTTCTCGGAATTTCTGTAAAAAAGATTGCCGTTGTCTTCATCGAGCGTCGGCAAATAATAAACAATTTGATGTTTAATGGCAAGGTTGGCGAACTGTAGGGACAGCTCCTCCGTTGATCCAGCTGCTCTGCTTCGGACTGCAGGATTAAACAACACCATTTTAAACAAATCTAATTCAAGTCCGTAATCCTCTCCCGTAGTATATTTAAAAATGTCCGGTACGGGCGTGGTATCCGTGGATATTACGGACGTCCAAACCACCTGGCGCTCAAGGACAAATTTTCCATACTCTAAATTTTTGCGTCTGTTTTGTCCGCCTGGAGTCTCCGCGGACAGGTAGGCTCGGGCTTTATCTCTTCCGGCTATTCTCGTAGGGTCACTAAGAGCCATCATGTCGTATAGTTTTGTTCGATTTGGGGCACTTGAGTTTTGTCGCACGCGGCGGCGCGCCATTCCTTGGGCACTCTCTAGAGGCGACATCTCACCATCAGTTGCGCCGAAAAAGCTGGGCTGTATGGTGAGTATATCTTCCACAAAGGATCTGTTGAAACTCTTGGGATTTGTTAAGTCTGAAGACTTCTTGACTGCATTGGATACGGGAAGTCGAGAGTTAAAGATACGATTTCCAGTCATGTATTCTATAATGGCGGGGAAGTCACTACCATCGAAAATCTTACCCTCTTCGAAGACAATCTCATTGTAGGTATTCGCCAGTCCGCCGATCTCAAGCGATGTCTTTCGTTTGATTTTTTTATTAAAATATTTTACCATCGCCTGGCTAATGAGGGGGTGAGATCGAACTAGGGTTTCCATTTGCTGACGGATTGTGACGGCCATAAATTCTTTCACAACCGGAACCGTGAAAAAATCATCAATCTCATAGGCCGCAAAAACAAAAATGTTTTTTATAATAAACTGAGCAATATGAATCTGAATTAACAGTAAAAAGAGACCATACCGAATAACATCGCGAATCTTGGAGCCCATCGGGTTGGTGCCGCCGCTATCCTCATCGTAGCAGAGCGCATCCAGCATTTCATCATTTATTTCTTTTAGAATACCTTGAATATCTAATAGATCGGCTACATTCTCAGGAATGCAGTTAGTATTATTATTAAAGAAATTAAGTGAATCTAGTCGTGTCTCGTCGAAAACTCCGTTAGCCTGAATATATTCAAATGTAGACTCCACTAGACCGGCATATGCCATTGGGAACAGGATGGTATCTGCTTCTTTGTGTGCCCGGGACTTAAGGCTCGGGTTGTTCTGTAGTTTATCTTGACTACGATTAAATTTAATATTACCTAACAAGTTGTCTACAAACAATCCGACATAAGGATTGGCATCGCGGGAGTCGGAAGCGTTCACCGGGGAATTCATTAAGTTGA